GAGCTATCTGTAAGAACTACAATTTCACGTCTTGTTTCAATGGCTTGAACAATTTCTGATCCGTTACCTATGCGTAAGTCACCCGAACTGTTTGTAGCAGTAGGCACCCAGTCAAAAGCGTTTTCCTGACTACTAAACCTTATTAACAAGGGGTCTTGGTCGGTTGACCCAAGGGGTGTAGCACCAAAAGCAATAACGTGACGGTCCCTGTCAGATATAGCTACTTGCCTAGCTTTGGAAGGCGCGTTTGAACTGTAATGAGTTAACGGCAAGCCTCTGGAGTTAACGCCCATAGCCGCACTCCAGTAGTAAATAGTGCCGTCCACAAGGTTAAATACTAGGTCTTGACCAAAATTGTCCTGCTTCCACAAACGTATGATATCTGAAGCGGTGACGTTAGCTGAACTACCCCACGCACCGCGGCCCCACGTTCCGGCACCCCAGCCCACACCACCTGTTGCAATGTCAAGGCCGATACTGATCTCGTATTCTACTGTGGCTTCTCCAGAGGAAACGACACTATGTGGTGAGGGCGACGGTAAATTAAACGTATACTGGTTTCCAGTTAGGGCGGTCAGTACATGCTCTCCATTTAGAAGAGCGACTAAGTCTTCATAGATACCGGTGCCAAAAGTAAATTCAGATAAAACAACGGTATCCCCGGTAATAGAACCAAAGCTGGTGTGGTCTACTGTTACAAGAGTGCTGTCTTGTGTGGTGGTAAACTTTACGATAAAGGGAACGGGTAAGCTTGTCTGAACAACAGGGCTTCCGGTAGCTCCGGTGGCGGTAACATTAGAAGGTGTAGGTGTGGCACTAAAACCAAAAGTAGCTCCGGTGCCGCCAACTCCAGTTACGGATACTGTAATGTTAGCCATTTTGCACCTATGAAATACTTACCGTTACACTACCTACGGCGCTAGTTGCGGAAGAACCAGTTAAAGTGACCTGATTGCCACCTAAACCTACCGTCACACTACCTAACGAAGTGTTGCCCACATTGTTTGTAGGCTTCGCTGGTAGCATAACACTAAATCTAATCGGTGTAATGTTGTTAAAAATACCGCCCGACTCTATGTAATATTTTTTTGTAGTCCCCATACCAACTAAAGGCACCCCATCAAGGGATTGCCAAGAGTGTAAGGATCTAGGGGTTCCTACAAAGGCGTTCGTAACGCGGTTCTGCCAGCCACCCAACTTTTCAGGAAAACCAAAGCGAAACCTTACTTTGTCGCTGTCAACCCAGCCACCTTCGTTAGAATACGCTGTGGTATCCTTTACGACCCCCGGCTTGAATTGCAGCTTGGTTAGCGGCATCAGTCAGCATCCGCAATGGTAAAGTCATCGTCAGAATCATTGTGTCTAGCTAAAAGATGGTCATATTTTTCATTGCCAACATTAGCAGGGATAATTGACTGACTGCCATCTGCGTTTACTGCAATCACGGTGGTGTTTGTTACTGGATTGCCATCCATATCAGTGCCGCTAACATATTGTGCTGACGTAAAATTAAAATTAATCATTTTTATAACTCCGCACTAACTGAAGCAACCGCATCGCCATCGCTTCCACCAGACTTTATAAATATCATTTGAGAAGTTTTATAAAGGGTAAATCCATTTACCCCTATGCCTGTAGCTGTTGGAGATGGAATACTGTAACTGTTAAAACTGTCGATAGATGAAGGTGCTGCTCTTTTTTCTACTTTAAACTCAACATCAAGCCATTGGTTGCCGGAACTGCCGTTAAGTGAAACTGACATAAAAGAATAACCATTGCCACCACTTGAAACTGCGTGACCTAGCAATTCAAAATAACGCTGACACTTGCGTAACGTAGTGCCGTAGTTCTCGTGTTCAAACGGCGTGGCTGCTTGGCCTACTTCTAGCTGTACGCCTGTCAGTTGCCAAGTCGCACCATTAGTCGCAATGACTGCTGTTTCACCTGTCGCACCCCACTCTTGGGAACCTACCCAAGCACCCGCCGTGTTTAAGTAGTCAGAGCCAACACCCAATGACCAGCCGATTTGCGTTGCCTTAGTATTGTCTGTGGGCCACGTTCCTGTTGTATCACCAGCTATTGTAACTGTCTTGCGTTCCCAAGTGTTTGCGCTTGAGATGGTATATGTAAATGGGTATGAACGGTCTTGTGCGCCATTCAAAACAGAACCGCCAAATGTACCAGTCAAACTAGACTTTACATAAAAAGACAATGTGAAAGTCTGAGCCGCACTTGAACCTAAATTTAGCTGGCTGATAGTGTTACCTTCTAACTTATGACGAATGAGATAGCGTCCTGTTGTTGGTATTGAAGCGTCTGCTGTTGTTACTGTTGCTTTTATAGAATTAACAAAGTTATCTGGTGCGTCTGTAACTTGCTGTAGGGTATAAACCCCATCGCTTGCAACGCCTATGCCCATAAATCTGTCTACAACATAAAACTCTGATGCTGTATTCACAGTAAGGGCAGAGCCGCTATTTCTTTGGTCAACAGTCATCGCCCCATTAATGACAAGGTTGCGTCCTGTCAGGCCACCCGCATCTGCGCTACCAGCTAGGTCTGCGAAATCTCTTGCTCTGCTCATATCTCTACTCCGGTTTCGTAGGCCAATCAGAGCTTGACAGATTAGGCCAGTTAGAATGTTCGGTTATATCTCGTAAGGCTTGACGATAATCAATTTGCGCCTGTGTCATGGTCAAATCAGAACTAGCCCACCAATCGCAAGCAATAAGAAGCCTGTCACGCTCATGTTTATTGTGTTCTGCAATGCTCATTTAAGCCTCGTCAGTTTCGTAAGTAAGTTGCAACATAACTTCTGAATCGGTAGAGCCTGCTGCTCTAAATACAGCTACTGTATCTACTGGAGATACAGTTCCACCAGCACTTGAATAGTAAAGTACAATATCTTTTTTATCGGGCCTCCCAAATCCAACCCAATTGTAACTTGCCCAACCCCCAGCACTGTCAACGCCAAAATATATGGAGGAAGTCGTTGGATAATAATTTGTGACATTCTTTACTTTAAATGGTAATCCCTGAACTGCCAAATATTCTCCTTCAGCACCGCCATTAGTAAACGCTGCGGCTGACTCATCTATTCTAAGAAATAAAGTTGCATGAACCATATCGCCTATTCTAACGTAATTGCCTATTTGAACAGCGTAAGACGCAGCAGTAAGCATATCGCTTTCATAAGGTACTGTCGTGCCGCTTGAAGTATAAAATGGAGTAAATGTGCTTGAGCGGTAAAAGGCATTAGTAGTTAAGTCTGTCATCTTAAAGTTAGCAGATTGCAAACTTACCGCATTTGAAGATGCACCAGCCGTGGCTGTTAATGCACCCCCCATAGTCACACCACCACTAAACGTGCCGCCGGATGTAGCAGATACAGTGTCGGCTACGTTAAACACATCGTAGACCAATATCTCAATGATATCCCCCGCCGACAACGCAGATAGGCCAGCTATCGTGTTGGCAGTCGTGGTGTTGTAATCCGTGCCCGCAACTAACGTAACGCCGTTAAGCGCAACGTCTACATACGCCCCATCGGTAAAACTAAGACCTTTCCCGGCATCATCGTTACCAGATATAGAGGTGGCTCCACCGCTGGCTTGTGTGTAATAGAAGCGGTTTCTAACACCAAATTTTTCGGATCGACCTATGTACGGCATTATGACCACTCCTCTGTAGGCACGTTAGGCCAAGTTTCTAATGCGGTGTCTGATATATTGCTGTTGCTTCTTTTTCGTATTACACGCAACGCATCTCTATAGGTGCCAAAAGCACTTACACAAGCATTGGTTAAGCCACTGTTAGGAATTTGTGTCCAATCTGTTTCACGGAGCAATCTTTGTGCTACATCTTTGCTGTTGAATCCATCGGTTCTATAATCTGACATTAGAATGAATCCTTAATTCCGTAGACTTTAAATGTTCCGTACACATTTGCTTTGGTTAATGCGCTAACATCACTAGCAGAAGATGTGCTCACACCTGTACAGGCTTGAAAATTTATATCTGTGGTACTAAAATTAGCGGCAGTTGTTACAGCAAAAGAATCTTCTGCATATTGATTGGCGGCAAGTCCAATATAGTTCATCAAAAAATTCGACCTAACTTCGTGAGGCAAGCTAGAACTAAATGGGTTGTTAATAATTGAAAAACCTACTATTTGCGTTTGTTGGGTGGTAAAGTGCCAGCGACGAGACAGCTATCAGTTGCTTCCCCAGAAAACGAGGCATCAACAGCCGTATTGCTTTGATAATAAAAGCAAGCACCAGCCCAAGCGTCCCCTGATGTTCTTATAGTACCAGAGTTACCGAAACCCATAAAAAATCCAGAACCATTACTTCTTGCGGCATCCGCTCCACAAATAATATCAAAATTTACTCTATAGTTTTGGAAATCCGCGCTGAATACATTGTTTAACTGTAATGAAGTGGTGTCTGCGCTGGCAGAAGCAACAGTTTTAGTGCCTAATAAAACCAGCCCCCCGCTTGGTAAGCCTGAATTAGCAACACCACCATTTGTTATCTTTGAAAGTGCCATATCTCTACTCCGGCCAGTCGTTTATCGGTGCATTAGCGGTTGGGTTACCGTCACTATCAACTGGTGTATCCCATAATGCCACAAAAGCAGCCATATCGCTAGCCCCATCAATCGAAGCCTCAATCGCGTTGCTCGCAGCGCGGATCGCGGCACGAGCAGTCAAGGTATCGCTGGGCACGTTATAGTCAGAAATTTCTGACGCTTTGATTACCATCCAGTCCGTAGGAGCCAACAAACCTGCGGCTTGATCCTTAGTGTTTTGCTTCCATTGAGACTTGAGGCCAAGCGTAACTATCTGGTTGCCATCAACATCGTTTACAGCGTTGCCGTCCTCATCGACTTCGTTAACGTCAACGAGTGAACGCTCAATCAAGGTGCCATCAGCTTGGCGTCCCCAATAGAACTTGTTATCAAAAGGAGCCTCACTTGCTGGCGCATCTTCCCAAACAACCCCAAAGGTCGTTTTTTCCTCTCCAGACCAAATAGTCCAGTTTCTAGGGTGCGTCACACCGTTGTCATCGGTCCACGCCTTGCCAGCGCGGATAGTGCGATTGTTGTATTTCCAAGGCATTTTTATCTCCTATCGTGCATTAGCAAATTTGAAGGGCTGTTCGGCAAAGGCTATGTAGATGTATGTACCGCCACTCCGATTCCAAGCGGTGTCGTTAACGCTTGGTTTAAACCCATTTGATAGCAAATCCATTATATCTCCCCAGCTTGAATTTTCGGCTAGTGTGTCATTTGCAATTGGATATAAAGCTTGAACAGGGTTATCAACATCTCTTGTTGAATCTTGAATATACCACGAAGCAGCATTAGTGGTTTCTTTAATCATAATCCAAGCTGGCCTGAACCCTGTAAAGACAAACGGGCCATTTGCATTTCCGTTTCCAACGTAGGAACCGATCTTTGAGTAGCCTTCGACTGAGTGAAAACAGTACGCCACACAGTTATCTCCTGCGTCCATTCCATAGTCGTTATCTAAACTAAACACAGTGCTGGTGAAGGCTGGCATTGAGAATGGGTCATTGTTTTTAGCTGTAGTAGCATTCAATGAAAAATAATCTATGGTGCCATCAATGGCGGTTGTAAACACATAATGTGCGCCGCCGCTGTCAGTCCGGTTAAATGTAAAAATTATTTCCGGTGCCGCAGAAAGGCCGTGAGCAACCGTGTACCCTGCCGCCCCTCCTGTAAAAGTAACAATACTAAACCCAGCCGTTGTATTCACCTGACCAGAACTGTCAACCGTGCCAACGCCTGTCGCTGAAGCATCATTGCTGAACGCTGTGCCAGCCAGCCAGTTCCAAGCTACAAATGTTTGGCTGTTTTGGTTGGTGCCATCGTATGAACTATTTCTGCTTACAGTGAAGCCATCGCTATCAAAACTAGATACAGTTCCGACATCGCTTTCAGCCGCCGTGTCATTGCTAAATAAACGCTTACCAGCACCTCTGACACTATCGTGAAGTTCGTGATAGGCTGTTCCACCTCTTGATTTTATCCAAGTCCAATCTGGGCTGAATCCAACCCCACTGATAGCCAGTCCGTTACTACCATCACCAGTATAAAGCACCGTATTGAAATTATCCGTGCCATCAATGATTGCTACGTCTGGCAAGTTCTGCGAACACAAAGCGAGAAACCCAGACGGTGGCGCATACTTGAAGTCACCCACGCCGTTGTCGTCTTGGTTGCCGCCAGCGGTTGTTGCGCCAGCGAAGGTGCTGTCTTGACCGAAGTTGGCTGTTGCGTTAGTGCTACCACTACCGCTGCCACAGCTAACTGAATAGCCTTCATTACCTACATCGGTTAAATTTAGCGAACCTTGAGCAGCATTGTTTTTATAAAAGTTAACTGTTTGTGGACTGGCGTCAAGGTCAAGGGCAATGCCAATAATACTTCCATCCGCATAAGAAGCACCGTATGAACTACTGCTACCATTTACTCTTTTTGTTCCGTCTTGTGCATAATAAACAGTTTGCGTTCCATTCATGTTAACGATACTTGCATTTCCACTAACAACGCCGATGTAATCATTGTTTGACAAAAACTCAACATACCATTTACCCGCAGTCATCACATAAGTAGAACGTGACGCACCATCCGCAGCACCGATAGTCCATTTTAAATTACCTTCACTAAGGGTTGCGCCAGTGTTGTAATTATCTAATGGATTAAGCGTAGCAAAGTTATTCGTTGGACTGTCTAGCACGACATCGCTTGCGACTAAACCACTTGGTGTCCAATCATTTGTGTTTGCAGATTCATCATCTCCTATTGCGCTAGAATCATCGAACGGCAGATAAAAACCAGTTGTGCCGTGTGAGCCAGTATATTTTTTTGGTATCCAAATACCGTCCTTTGTTTCGCCAAATGAAGTTGAGTCTAGCTGTGTTCCATCCACAAAATGCATTTCTGCCATGTACCCATCAAAATATGAACTAGGGCTTTGGGAATATGTTCCTATAGAGTGGGCAGCACTGTTTGCATTTATAATTAAATCTGAATCTTGTGAGATGGTGCTTCTGTTATCTGCACTAAAAGATGTTTCTTCAACACCATTAATGTAAAGCCTCATTTTATTTGAATCTGTAGCTTGTGTTGTATCGACTGCCCATACGATGTGATACCAAGCTGAGACATCACGAAATTGTCTGTTTGTTGACAGTTGTCTTGTTGTACTGCTCCCCTGCCTCCATGTAATATCAAGGCGGTTGTCTTGAGCGTCACCCCTTAATTGTAAATACATGAGATTTGAAGTGTTTGTTGACCCTGAAAAAATCATTTTCTGAGCAGATATATTACCAATCTTTACCCAGCTACTCCATGTCCATGTTTTTGTGTTACCCCCAGCACTAGAACTATAAGTTCTGTCTAAATGTGCGCTGTCACCGTCATCAAACCGCAACGACTGGTCAATGGTGTAGGAATAAAAATCCCCGCCGGGGTTGTAACCCCAAGGACTTGATCCAAAAGGTCCTGACATAAGCTCTTCCTACGCTAACGCTGCAAAAGCGAGTTGAGGAGTACCTAGTAAAATTTTATCGGTGTCCTGAACCATG